TATTAGCTTTTGTGAATCGTGACTTACTTGCACGTTGTGTTCCTCTCTATATAGTCTTACCCCTCTTTAATTAGAAGAGGGGTATTTTATTTCATAATTAAGAGGTGATGGAAAATGACGAAATTGTCAATAAAGCAAAAGAGATTCGCCGATGAGTACATCATCAGTGGAAATGCCTATCAATCAGCTATTGATGCTGGTTATAGCAAGACGTATGCAAAGGCTGATTCGCATAAGCTCCTGGAAAAACCTGGAATAAAATCGTACATAGAATCTAGGATGCTGGAAATGGACAAGCGAAAGGTTGCCGACCAGCAAGAAGTGCTCGAATATCTGACCTCTGTAATGCGTGGTGAGGTCACAGAACCGCTCACTGTTTTGGACGGTGACGGTTACCAGAAAGTAGTTGATGCCTCGCCTAGTGTAGCGACTCGCAACAAGGCAGCAGAGCTCTTAGGTAAGCGATACAGGATATTCACCGAGAAGCAAGAGGTCGAAGTGACTGGCCAGGTGATATTCAATGGCGAAGCCGAAATCGAAGATTAACATTCACCTGCCATCGCTCATTGGCAAAGGCTATGGAGCTTTCTGGCGGTCAAGGGACTTCTACCGAGTAGTTAAAGGAAGTCGTGGGAGTAAGAAGTCCAAGACAACTGCTCTCAATTTCATCTTCAATATACTCAAATATCCTTGGGCTAACTTATTGGTGGTCCGGAGATACTCAAACACCAACAAACAATCAACCTATACTGATTTGAAGTGGGCTGCGAACCAATTAGGCGTGGCTCACTTATTTAAGTTTAACGAGAGCCTGCCGGAAATAACGGTCAAGGCCACAGGCCAGAAGATTCTATTCCGAGGCTTGGATGACGAGCTCAAGATAACGTCTATCACTGTTGACGCTGGCATTTTGTGCTGGGCCTGGTTTGAGGAGGCTTATCAGATTGAGAACCAGGATAAGTTTTCGACTGTTGTTGAATCCATCCGGGGGAGCTACGACTCGCCGGATTTTTTCAAGCAGATAACAGTCACCTTCAACCCCTGGTCAGAGCGGCACTGGCTAAAGCGAGCGTTCTTCGATGAGGAGACGAAGCTAGCCAATACGCTATCCATAACGACTACGTTTAGATGCAACGAATGGCTCGATGACGTCGACGTCCAAAGGTACCTAGACTTGTATCGGACCAATCCAAGACGTGCCAGAATCGTCTGTGACGGTGAATGGGGCATCGCAGAGGGTCTTGTATTCGACAATGTGCATTACAAGGAATTCGACAAGGACGAGCTGCTTAAAACAGGGAAATACGAGCTCTGCGTGGGCCTTGACTTTGGTTTCACCAATGACCCTACTGCTCTCATTGCCTATCTCATTGATGAGGAGGCAAAGGAGATTTACATCTTCGACGAGCACTACCAGCAAGGTCTAAGCACTCGTGAGATTGCCCAGATGATTCGCGATAAAGGTTACCAGAATGCGGTCATCGTGGCAGATAACAGCGAGGGACGTCTTATCTCAGAGCTTAAGAATGAGCATGGTATAAGGCGGATTCAAAAGACCAGGAAGGGGAAAGACAGCATCAATGCTGACATCTCCGACCTCAAGGACTACAAGATATTCTGCCATCCGGACTGTGAGGAGACGAAGGAAGAATTCTACTCCTACACATACCAGCAAGACAAGGAAGGCAACTGGCTAAACAAACCAATCGACAAATTCAACCACTTGATGGATGCCTTTCGTTATGGCCTCCAATGTGTCAAGAACAGAGCAAAAATCAAAACATTCAAAGGGGGCTTATAGATGGCTAACATCAGACTTAGCAAGCGCAAGCTATTCACGACTTCGCGCAACAATCCAATCACACCGGCACTCGTTGCAGAGGCCATCAACTTGCACAAGGCCAATCTGCTTGGCAAGTACAAGGAAAACGAAAATATGTATATGTCAGACCATGGCATCCTTCACCAGGCGCCTAAAGAGGCTTTTAAGCCGGATAATAGGCTTGTCATCAACTATGCCAAATACATTGTGGACACCTTTGGTGGCTATCACATGGGGATTCCGGTCAAGGTAAGCCATGATGACACCAAGGTCGATGACTTCATCGCAGACTTCCGTAGCCGGAACGACATGGAAGACTCAGAGTACGAGGTGGCCAAGTTAGTGGACATCTTCGGCCATGCTTTCATCTACCTTTACCAGGACGAAGCAGCCGACACTCGGATGACCTACGACACTCCTATTAACATGATTATGGTCCATGATGACAGCATCCAAGAGCGACCTTACTTCGCTATCCGGTACTCTCACGATGAGAAAACTAACTTCTCAAGCGGTGAGGTCATCACCGAGGACGAGGTCATTCCATTGGCTAAGAGCCTATCGACAAATGACGTCAGATTCTTGGAGCCTACGCCTCATCACTTCTCTGGCCTACCAGTTATCGAGGTCATCGAGAATGACGAGCGTCAAGGCTTATTCGATGCTGTCAAGACACTCATCCATGGCTTGAATAAGGCTGTGAGCGAGAAGGCCAACGACGTGGACTACTTTGCTGATGCCTACCTCAAGATTATCGGTGTGGAGCTTGACGAGGAAGTCACCCATGCCATTCGAGACTCGCGCATCCTTAACCTGTTTGGTGAGGCAGGCGTGACCGTTGATGCAGGCTTCCTGGATAAGCCAAACGCAGACACAACGCAAGAGAACCTCATCCGATTATTGACGGATTCAATATTTACCATCTCGATGGTGGCCAACCTGTCCGATGAAAACTTTGGTCAATCCAGTGGGACCGCCTTAGCATTCAAGCTCCAGCCAATGTCAAACATGGCACTAGCTAAGGACCGCAAGATTCAATCGGCATTCAACCGGATGTACCAGCAAGTCTTTAGCATTCCGCTCTCTGGCATTCCAGAGGATGCCTGGAAGGAAATCAAGTATCAATTCACTCGCAATATGCCTCGTAACCTCAAGGAAGAGGCAGAGGTTGCTAAGCTATTGGATGGCCAAGTCTCCGATGAAACGAAGCTCTCGACGTTGTCAGTCGTTGATAACGCCAAGGACGAGCTGGAGAAAGTCAAGAAGGAGAAAGAGTCTGGTAGCCAATTAGAGCGCCAGATTGAGGTCAACAAGCGCCTCACAGATGCTGACCTGTTGGGAGACAACGGGGTGATTGCAGATGGCGGAAAATAGTTACTGGAGCAAGCGGCTCAAGCAAGAAATGATGGCCAAGCAAGCGAGCGAGGCAGATGTCGACAAAGCGATGTCTGCCTTGTATCGAGTGCATCAGACCAACATCGAGAAAGAGATACAAGCCTTCTATCAGAAGTATGCCGATGACGAAGGCGTGTCTATCACTGAGGCCAAGAAACGAGCCGATAAGGTCGATGTACAGGCTTTTGCTGACAAGGCCAAGCGATACGTCGAGGAGAAGGATTTCAGTCCACAAGCTAACGCAGAGCTCAAACTCTACAACCTCAAAATGAGAGTCAGTCGAGCAGAGTTATTGCAATACAACATGGACCTGGAGCTATTGGCTCTGGGTGAAGGAGAACGTCAACTGACCGAGAAATTCCTCAAGGCCGGATTCGCCGATGAGGTCAAATCTCAGTCTGGTATTCTAGGTGAGTACATCAAGAATCCTAAGACTGTTGAGCGGTCGATGGAGGCAGTGCTCAATGTGCCATTCGAAGGTGTGACCTGGTCCGAGCGAATCTGGGAGCGACAGCAAGCCCTACGTCAAGTGGTAGCTCGCACAGCTCATGAGACGCTCGTAAGAGGCCGGAATGCTATGGCTATGATACCGGAGCTCCGTCGAGAGTTTGGTGTCAGCAAGTCGGCAGCTAAACGATTGGCAGTCACAGAGGTGGCTCGTGTCCAATCTGAGGCTCAGAAAATCAGCATGATAGAGAATGGATTCGATGAATACGAGTACATCGCAGAGCCAACAGCTTGTCCTATCTGCGCCAAATTAGATGGTAATATCTACAAGGTATCAGAGATGGAACCTGGTAAGAATTGCGCTCCGATGCACCCTCATTGCCATTGCAGCACTGCTCCTCACATGAGCCGAGAGAAAAACTGGGACAAAATCGACAAAATACTCAATTCCAATGTTGCATTGTCTGAGTCGGAAGAGTATAATGGAGATACAAAGGCGAGTGGAGCTATCTATGGTGCTTGGAATGACAAGAACGACCCAGGCGAAAAGAGACGTGACGCACACGCAGTCAAGTATTATGAAGCAGTTAGAAATCGCGATACCGACAACGAGGTAATGAGAATTGCTGCTAATACTGGGTTTTCCGAAAAGGACGTAAGAGCTGTGTATGAGCACGTATTCGAAAACACCCACGAATTAGAGGGAGGCCAAGGTCGATTCCATCCAGATTATGACATGGCACAGTCTTGGGATAGACTTTTCTCTGGGAAAGGAATCCAGCCGCATGATATAACCCTTTTGAATCACGAGCTAACAGAGAAAGGCTTAATGGATAACGAAGGGCTTGATTATAGGACAGCTCACGCCATCACAGATAGGACCTATAACTATCGTGAGGAGCTAATTAAGTGGAAAATTAAGAGAGGTGATATAGATGCTT